GCATAACCAGCTAGACAGGGTACCGGTATTTTACTTCCGAGTCCAAAGAAGTTTCTTTAATTCCTACAGCAAGAGGAGTGTTGAGAAAGGGGGGTGGTGAAGGCGTCAATTGTAATCAGAATCGATCAAATCGTTAATGTCAAATTCGTGAGCTTTGAGACCATAGTCGTGGCCCAGAATAACTCCGAGTTCGTAGGAGGTCGTCGTCTCTTCAAAGCCGGTGAGGGCCATGAGTTCAGTGACAGCTTCCATCTCGTTCCCGAGGAAACCGTACCGCAATCCAACTTCGTAGTCGCTAACATACCATGTCTTGTCGACCTTGGCCGTGACTTTATACAGAAGGCTTTTCTGGACTTTAGCAGTCGCAGCTAGTTCATTCCTAACAGAAGTCGTGGGTGAGGCACAAATGGTACGCATAGCCCTAAGGAGTGGGAAAGAGGCGTTGGGGTACATACCACGCAAATAAGCTCTTTGGAAACACGCTCCTCTCTCAGCAATGCTGCCACGACCGGGAAGGTCGCCTTTGCACTGGCCGCTCGAGCGGAGCATGACTCCAATATTGAGCAACGCACGAAGCGAGCCCTTATTGCAGTAGACGGGTGAATGTTTGAGGAATTGGATTTGATGCAGATCGGTGAGCTTTTCGTCGGCGGATCCTCCGGTCAAAATGTAACCACAGCGCTTAGCCTGGGCGGCAATGCTGAAGTTAGGTGAATCGAAGTCGGCGTCGGCAATACAGCGTGCGATCAGCACGTTAGCAAGATTGTTGATGACAGTTGTGATGGTGGAGCCCGACAACAAACGTGGTTTGTTGGAGCGGATAATGACCTTGTTTTTCTTGTTGGAAGGGTCGACGATACGAATAGGTTTACGCAGCTGTTCCACTATTCTTAATAGATCTTTTGTCATATCTTTTCCGAAGATGCTACACAGCAAAGTGAAAAGGTTGGGACCATGCGAAGTGTCGCATGAAGAAATATCGAGGTTATAGTAAGAAACAACACCGGACGAATCTCTGTAAGAGAAGCAGGAATCGTCCGAAAAGTAAACAAAGTAGAACCGGCCCGGGGGCGTTATGAGTTTGGTGAAAACAGGGATGAGCTCGGAAGGAGAGGGTCCAGGACAAAATTCAATGGCACCATTCTTATAATACAAAGGCTCAGCGGCCATCATATACTTCATCATCTTAGTGACACGAAAGCCGAGCAATGAAGCTGCAGTTCCCAAATCACCGATGAATCGGATCCATTTCATACTCTTAGCGATCTCGTCAACTTTCATCTTAAGGAGAGGCAACTTTTCAAGCCAACCATCTTTGCCCAATATCCCCGACTCACACAAGTTTTTGAAGGCTTGTATGCGCAGGAGGCGCTTGGCATGAGGGTCGCCATGATGTTCTTCCGCTTCTAAAAAGAGATCCATGATTGAACCATTTAGGGTCCACTTGGAAAAGAAGGCAACGAGTTTGTCGAAATGAGTGAGAATGTAAGAATTTTGTCTAGACTCCAACCATGCGTGGTGGAGACCTGGTGCCCAACCAGGAGGTGAAGGGCGTGATGAGAGTAATCGGCGCAACCCGTACCGCATGTTCCGACTAGACCGCATAAGAACATTTCCGTTGTGACCAACGTTATATCCGAACACAGTTCGATAGTCGCGCAATTTCCCTTCTCTCATTTTGTCTTGAGGGAAACAGACTTCTCCATTCTTCCAAAACCGTTTGCCCGAGATGCACTCCCAGGACGGGTCAGGATGGAATGGTTTCTTAGGGATGTCAGTTGGTCCTTGGATGGGCCGGACGACATACCAGTCGCGGTGAACTACTTGTCCGTAGTATCCACCGCGGGACGAAAAATCCGAAGTGCCGTCAGGTCGGTTTGAGGCCGACAGAGGGCCGATTTGGTAGCTATAAGCATACATTGGCAGAGACATGCCATCATGGTGTTGTGAAACACCTCGACGTCATAAACGGCGTACTTCGAAAAATTAGTAGCACCACAAATCCTCTCA